ACCCTAGGAAATGACCGTAGTTTCTTTCCGGAATGCAACCCATGGCGGAACACTAAGTTAGTGACTCAGGCGACGGCATACGATCGTCACAAGGAGTCGGCCAACCGGCGCCAGCGTGCGAACGCGGCGGCCGGCCGGGAGCTTGGCCGGCTGCGCGATCCGGTGGATCCGGAGCGCCGAGATGCGTGCCGGTTGGACCTCCGGCGGTTCTGCGACACCTATCACCCGGCCACGTTCTGCCTTCCGTGGTCGGCCGACCACCTGCGCGTCTTGGCGAAGGCCCAGGCCGCCGTGCTGCTCGGTGCGCAGCTCGCGGTCGCGATGCCGCGGGCCTCAGGCAAGACGAGCATCGTGATCGCGGCCGTCGAGTGGGCGCTGCTGTTCGGGCACCGGCGGTTCGTCGTGGTGGTCGGATCGAGCGAGACCGCCGCCGTGGAGCTCCTCAAGCTGGTCAAGGCCGATCTGGAGACGCCCGGGACGCTGATCTCGGAGGACTTCCCGGCGGTGACGGCACCGATCGAAGCGCTCGAGCGAATCGCCAACCGATGCGCCGGACAGACGCTCGACGGCGTTCCGACCGCGATCACCTGGACCGACCGCGAGCTCGTGCTGCCGACCGTGCCGGACAGCCCGGCGAGCGGTTCGATCCTGCGCGTGGCGGGCATCACGGGCCGTTTGCGCGGCATGGTGGCGCGTTTGCCGGACGGTAGCACCGCACGTCCGGACGTGGTGCTGATCGACGACCCGCAGACCGACGACAGCGCGCGCAGCCTGACGCAGTGCGCGGCGCGGGAGCGGATTCTGGCGGGCGCCGTGCTCGGCTTGGCCGGCCCGGGCAAGCGCATCGCCGCGCTGGCCGCGGTCACCGTGATCCGTCCGGGCGACGTGGCCGACAACCTGGTGGACCGCACGCACCATCCGGCATGGAACGGCGAGCGGACCAAGCTCGTCTACGAGTTCCCGACCGACACGAAGCTGTGGGAGCAGTATGCGGAGCTCAGAGGCGAGTCGCTGCGCACGCACGGCGACATCCGGGACGCGACGGCGTTCTACGCCGCGAACCGCGAGGCGATGGACAAGGGCGCGGTGGTCGCCTGGCCGGAGCGCCGCCACGCCGACGAGTTGTCCGCGCTGCAACACGCGATGAACCTGCGACTGGCTGACGAGGGCGCGTTCCAGGCCGAGTATCAGAATGAGCCGATCGCCCTCGGGAGCGGCCAAGACGACGACGTGGGGATCCTCGGCGCCGACGAGATCGCGCGCCGGCTCAACGGCTGCCAGCAGCGGGTCGTGCCGATTGGCGCGACGCGCGTCACGGCCGCGGTCGATGTGCAGCAGGGGTTGCTCTATTGGCTCGTGGCGGCCTGGGGCGACGACTTCACGGGGTGGGTGATCGACTACGGCACGTTCCCGGAGCAGGATCGCGAGCGGTTCACCTACGCCGAGGCGCAGAGCACGCTCCAGCGGTTCACGCCCGGAGCCGGCGTCGAGGGACAGCTCCAGGCTGGACTGCAGGCACTAACCACGAAGCTGTGCACCACCGAGTGGGGCCGCGAGGACGGGGCGCCGATGCGCCTGGAACGGTGCCTGATCGACGCGAACTGGAGCACGAGCACCGACATCGTCTATGCGCTGTGCCGGCGGAGCGCGCACGCGGTGCAACTGGCGCCGTCGCACGGTGCGCACTTCGGGCTGGCGGCGCGGCCGATCCACGAGACGCCGAAGAAGCCCGGCGATCGGGTCGGCTACGGGTGGCGAATGCCGGGTGATGCGCCGGCCAAGCTGGTGCGGTTCGATGCGGGGCGGTGGAAGACGTTCGTCCACTCGCGATTCGCGACGGAACCGGGCGACGCCGGCGCGCTGACGCTGTTCGGGAAGCAGCCGGCGCGGCACCGGATGCTGGCGGAACACCTGACCAGCGAGACGCGGGAGCGGTTGCGCGGGGCGTCGCGGGTCGTGGACGTGTGGACGCTGACCAAGCACCGGGACAACCACCTCCTGGACTGTCTGGTCGGGGCCGCGGTGGCGGCGAGCATCGGCGGAGCGGCGTTGCCGGGCATGGATGCGGCGCGGCAGCCGAGGCCGCGCAAGGTGGTCAAGTTCTCGGAGATGCAAGGACGGAGGCGAGCATGAGCGAGCGGCGCTTCATTAGCACGCTGTGCCGTTCGGCCGTGAGGACTCCGGAGGACTTCTGCCCGATCTGTGGTCGATGGACCGGCAGGCGCCCCGATGAACACCGCTGCGAGGTGCGCGTGCTCGCCGCCATCGACGCGGCGAACCGGAGGGCGTGGAACGAAGAGGACGAGATCAACGATCCGCGATACATGATCCGACGCGTTCTGCCAGAGAGGTGGCCGTGCTCTCTCGACTGGATCATCAAGAACATCGAAGACGGGGGGAACGAGTGACGCCAATGGCCACCACCGCGCGCAAACGCAAGCCGAAGAAGCCGATCGACCCGCTTCCGCCCCCGCCCTACGTGCCGCCGCGTCCGGAGCCGGTGGAGGCGCCGGAGAGCTTCGGCATCATGTGCCCGCGGTGCGGCTGCCGGCACTTCGAGGTCTACGACACGCGGCCGGCGCCCGGCGGGCGGATCCGGCGGCGGCGGGAGTGTCGGCACTGCGGGCGCCGGATCGTGACGCACGAGAAGCTGGGCGGGTAGGATGGACGGGCCATGACCAAGAAACGCAAGGTGGCGAAGCGGCGGCCGAGGCGCGACGGTTACGGCGAGGCGCCGACGATCGCCGGCATGCGTTCGATCACCGATCGGGAAGACGCACCGTGCAGCGACTGCGGCAACCGCACGACCTTCGTTCGGGTGACCACGCTGAAGGCGGTCGAGTCGCACCCGCGCTAACGCGAATTCTGACGCCGGAATACTACCGGTAGTAGTAACTGGCCCTCCGCGCGCCTCTGCCGTTGTCGCCGCGCCGCGCGACCGCAGCATCGGGGCGTGGCAGATGACCTGACCGACGCCATCGAGGCCAACGCCCTCGCGCCCAAGAAGGTGCAGGAGGGCGATACCACCGTCGAACAGCACCCGCTGCAGGACCAGATCGCGGCCGATCGCTACATCCGGTCGCGGAACGCGGTCCTGAACGGCGGCCTGGGCATCTACCACAAGCGACTGGTGCCGCCCGGCACGGCGGACGCCTGATGGACGGCGCCGCGCGCATCATCGGCGCCCGCACCGGCGCGCGGCCCGCGCGACCGGCCCCGATGCGTCGCGCCATCCGCGCCCGCTACGACGCCGCGCAGACGATCACCGAGAACCGCAAGCACTGGGCGATGGCCGATTCGCTCTCCGCGAACGCCTCGAACAGCGCCTCGGTGCGCAAGACGCTGCGCGACCGGTCCCGCTACGAGGTCGCGAACAACTCCTACGCCGAGGGCATCCTCAAGACGCTGGCCAACAGCACCGTCGGCACCGGCCCGCGGCTGCAACTGCTCACCGCGTCCGAGGCCGACAACGACAAGGTCGAGGCCCTGTGGTCCGAATGGGCTCAGCGCGTCGACTTGGCGGGCAAGCTGCGGCTCATGCGCTTCACCAAGGCGCAGGACGGCGAGGCGTTCGGGCTGCTCGTGACCGACCCGGCGGTGCCGCTGGGCAAGGTGGCGCTCGACATGCGACTGGTCGAGTGCGACCGGGTGATGTCCCCCACCGGACCAACGCTCGATCAGCCCGTCGACGGCGTTCTGCTCGACGCCCTGGGCCGGCCGCGGGCCTACCAGGTGCTCCGCCAGCACCCCGGCGACCCGTCGTTCGCGGTCACGATGGAGGCCGACCTGCTGCCGGCGAGCGCGGTGCTGCACTACTTCACGCCGACCCGGCCCGAGCAGGTGCGCGGCGTCCCGGAGATCACCTCGGCGCTGCCGCTGTTCGCCCAACTCCGCCGCTACACGCTCGCCGTGATCGCCGCGGCCGAGGTTGCCGCCGACCACGCGGCCGTGATCCAGAGCGACGTGCCGCCGAACGAAGAGGGCCCGGTCGAGGGCCAGGCCTTTGACACCGTCGAGCTCGAGCCGCGGATGGCCACCGTGCTGCCGCAGGGCTGGAAGCTCGGCCAGATGGAGGCCGTGCAGCCGACCACGACGTTCCCCGAGTTCAAGCACGAGATCATCAACGAGATGGCGCGCGGCCTGAGCATGCCGTTCAACGTCGCCGCCGGCAACTCGTCGGGCTACAACTACGCGTCGGGGCGGCTGGACCACCAGGAGTACTTCCGCTCGCTGGGCATCGAGCAGTCGGTCATCGAGCGCGTGATCCTGGACCGGCTGTTCGCCGAGTGGATCGGCGAGGCGGTGCTGATCGAGGGCTTCCTGCCGCAGTCGTTTCGCAGCAAGCGGCCGATCCTGCACCAGTGGTTCTGGGACGGCAACGAGCACGTCGACCCGGAGAAGGAAGCGAACGCCGAGGAGACGCAACTCCGCAGCGGAACGACCACCAAGGCGGAGCGCTACGGTCGCCGCGGCCGCGACTGGCGCGTCGAGAGCGGGCAGCGGCTGGCCGAGGATCTGGTCGAGCTGGAGCACACTGCGCAGCGGCTGGCGCGCGCCCGCGAACTCGGGCTGCCTGACTCGGTCGTGATCCAGGAGAAGCCGGCGGCCCCGGCCAAGCCCGCAGCGAAGCCGGCCCAGGACGAGCCGGAGCCGAGCGAGAAGGAGACCGCCGATGCAGCCTGATCCGCGCGTGCTCACCTGCGAGTCGCTGACGCCCGCGCTGCAGGCCGAACTGCAAGCGAGCCGGCCGCTGTCGTTCACCTGCGACGGCGCGGTGAACCTGATCGAGGCCGCGGCCGGCGAGAAGACCCCGCCGCGCTTCTCGATGGTCGCCTATCGCGGCGGCGCCATGTCCCTGGACGGCTGGGCGAACCCGGTCGTCGTCGACCTGGCGGGCGTGCGGCTGGCCGCGGCGCAGATCCCGGCGCGGATGCAACACGACAAGCGCCGCATGGTCGGGCACTTCGAGCGCGTGGAAGTGCGCGGCTCGGAACTGCACGCCTCCGGCGTGGTGTCCTTCGAGAACGCGGACGCCAAGTCGCTGGTGAGCTCGTCGCGGAACGGCTTCCAGTGGCAGGCGAGCATCGGGGCGAACCCGCTCCACACCGAACACGTGCCTCGCGGGCTGTCCGCGCAGGCGAACGGGAAGACCTTCGAGGGGCCGGTGGACATCGTCCGCCGTGCGGTCCTCAGCGAGATCAGCTTTGTCGACATCGGCGCGGACAACAGCACCAGCGCCACCATCGCTGCGCAGGCGCGCGGCACGCAGGGACCGAACATGACCACCGAAACTCCGACTCCTCCCGCTCCCCCGGCCCCGGTGACCGCGGCCGCACCAACCCCAGCAGCTCCGCCGGCCGCTCCCGCGCCGCGCGCCGGCCCCCCGGAGACCCCGGACGCCGTGATCGAGGCCGCGCGCCAGGAGCAGGCGCGCCGCGATCGCATCACGACCATGGTCAAGGCGGCCATCGCCACGCCCGGCGCCGACCTGACGCAGCTCCAGCAGCTCGCCAAGTCGGCGTTCAACGAGGGCTGGAGCGAGCAGACCACCGAGCTCGCCATTCTGCGCGCCGGCCGCCCGGCCGCACCGGCGATCCACAAGGGCCAGGCGCCGGCAAGCGACGCCGTGCTGGCCGCGGCCACCCTGCTCTCGTGCGGCGTGAGCGACAAGAAGCTCGCCGAGGACCTCGACTTCGGCCCACGCGTGGTCGAGGCCGCGTGGCAGCACCGCCGCATGGGGCTGCACCAGCTCATCGCGGCCGCGCTCCAGGCCAACGGCATGCACGTCGAGCACGGCGGGCAGGGGCTGTTCGCCTCACTCATGCGCGCGGCGCCCGCGATGCGCAGCATCCAGGCGTCCGGCGGCGGGTTCAGCACGGTCAACCTGGCCGGCATCCTCGGCACGGTCGGCAACAAGCTGCTGCTCGACTCGTTCACCAACGTGGCGGTCACCTTCCAGGAGATCTGCCAACTCTCCGACTTCAACAACTTCCTCACCTACACCCAATACCGGATGACGGCGGGTGGCGGCTACGAGGTGGTCGGCAACAAGGGCGAGATCAAGCACGCGGACCTCGGCGAGGAGAGCTACACGAACCGGCTCGACACCCGCGGGAAGATGGTGACCCTGTCGCGGCAGGACATCATCAACGACGACCTGGGCGCGCTGCAGCAGCTGTTCCGGCTCCTGGGCCGCGACGCCGCCCTCTCGCTCGAGGAAACGGTCTACGACGCGTTCATGGAGGGATCGGACGTGATCTTCACCTCCGCCCGGGCCAACCGCCTGACCTCCGCGGCGCTGTCGATGGCGACGCTGCAGTCGGCCGACGCGGCGCTGATGGCCCAGACCAACGAGAACGGCAAGCCGATCTACGCGATGGGCTCGCGCCTCGTGGTCCCGCCCGCGCTGAAGGCGCTCGCGGACGCCATCTTCATCAGCGAGAACGTGGTCGGATCGACCTCGGCGCCCGAGGCGAACACGATGCGCGGCCGCGCCAGGCCGGTGACCTCGCCGTTCCTGTCGCTGGCCGCCATGACCGGCTCCTCGGCGAGCAACTGGTATCTGTTCGCCGACCCGGCGCTGGTGCCATTCCTGCAGGTGGGCTTCCTGCAGGGCAAGCGACAGCCGACGGTCGAGACCGCGGACGCGCAGTTCGACACCCTCGGCGTGTCGATGCGCAGCTACTTCGACTGGGGCGTGGCGGTGGTGGACTACCGCGGCGCGAACAAGAGCTCGACCTGATCGGGCCGGCACTCGGGAACGAGATCACCAACCCAAGGAACACGGCCGCGGCCTGATCGCTGCGGCCAACCAACCGGAGAAGAGCAATGGTCAATGCGATTTTTGTGCAGGAAGGCAAGAGCATCAACTACACCCCGGCGGCCGCGGTCGCCGCCGGCGTGATCGTGCCGCTCGGCGATCTCATCGGCATCACCAAGTCGCCGATCGCCGCGAGCGCGGTGGGCTCCCTCTGCATCGAGGGCGTCTTCCGCGTCATCAAGGACGGCACCTCGGGCCCGGCGTTCGCCGTCGGCGAGATGGTGCACTGGGACTCGGTCAACTCGCTGGCCGTGCGCGGCGGGGCCGCCGGCTCCGGCATCTACCCGCTGGGCACCTGCACCGAGGCGGCCAGCGATTCGGTCGCCGAGGTCGAGTGCCAGCTGCTCCCCTACAACATGCCCGCGGCCTTCCAGGGCAAGACCTGGGAGGACGTCACCCTCGCCGGCGGGTCCAAGACCCTCGACGTGGAAGACTCTGGCAAGGTGATCAACATCACGGTCGGGTCCGCGACGAACGTGGTCACGCTGCCGGCGGTCGCCGCTGGCCTTGGCCTGTGCGTGCGCCTCGGCACGTCGGGCGGTCGCATCGCGATCTCTCCGAACGCGAGCGACGCCATCCTCGGACCGGACCTGACCGGCGTGGCCGACACGGACCGCATCCTCGCGGCGGCGACCTCGCTGGCCGGCGACTACATCTCCCTCAACGGGGGACATGCCGACGGCTTCATGATCAACGCGCAGCGCGGCATCTGGGTCCAGGCCTAAGCCGGGATCCGGGCGAAGCTGTGGTGCGGGACCTGCTGGGCGAGGGCCTCGCGGCGCTGAACGAGTTGCGGTCCGCAAGCATGGTGCGGACCGTCACCTACCAGCGCGGCTCAGACTCCGTCGACGTCCTCGCCACACCGGGCAACATGCCCCCGGCCGAGATGCTGGACGATGCCAGCCCGGCCTGGGTCCAGCGCTACTTCAAGATCAACACGGTCGACCTGGTCATCGACGGCGTCGAGTCCACGCCGCAGGTCGGCGACCTGATCATCGAGACCATGGGCGACGGCTCGGAGGCCACCTACGCGGTGCAGCCGCCGGCCGGGATGCCCGTGTTCGAGCGCGTCGAGGACTGGCGCGCGTTCAAGGTCTACACGTCGCGTGTCGACGAGTCGGCGGAGCTGGTCACCTACTACCCGGGCGGCCACCTCTACGACCCGCGTCCGATGGTCGCGCAGGTCGACCGCTCGGCGGAAGCGGCCATCGTGGTCTTCGGCGGGGACGTGCGGGCCCCGACGGTGGTCTTCCGCATCCAGCGGGGCACCGGCGATGGCCGCATCTCCGAGGTCAAGCCGGGCCAGGACCTGGTGGACGTCGACCTGCTGCGCACCGGGCGCATGACGCGCTTCCGGGTCGACCGCATCGCGAGCTCGAACCCTCCCGGATTCTGGAAGCTGGGCGCGCTCGGCGGGGAACTGGTGCCGCAGTGATGGCCCTGGACACCCTCGTCGACAGCAAGAAGCTCGAGCAGGCGCTCAAGGAATCCCCGCGCGTGATGCGCAGCTACATCAAGGGCGGGTTCCTGCGCGTGCTTCGCGGCTTCTTCAAGGAGTTCGTCGCGCAGAGCGGCGTGAAGCTGACGAAGAAGTCCAGCAACGCGAACCGGCACGCGGGACTCGGGCGCGCGGACCAGTGGCGCGTCAAGGCGACGGGCAACACGCTCGACACGATCGAGGGCCGCATCGGCACCCGGAGCGGCATCGCGAAGGTGCTGGAGAAGGGCGGCGTCATCGCGGCCCGCCGCGGCAACCTGGCGATCCCGCTCCAGCGCCAGTATCGGACTCCGGCGGAGGCGCGGGCCCAGGGCGTCAAGCTGTTCGCGCGGCAGGCCGGCCGGCGCACCATCGTCTACGAGAAGAAGGGCGAGCGCGTGACGCCGCTGTTCCTGCTCGTGCCGAGCGTGCGGATCCCGGCTCGACTCTACTTCTTCCGGACGTGGGAATCGGCCTCCGCGCAGGCGTCGCGCGTGTCTCGCCTCTCCGAGGAGCTGAACCGCGGGCTCAAGAAGGTATTCGGCGACGAGGCGATCAAGGAAGGCGCGGCCGGATGACTGCCAGCCGCCGAGTTCAGATCCTGCGGGTGCTCCGCGACACGGTCGACGCCGTGCTCGATGGCGGGTGCGTGATGCCGCGGCGTCGCGGCCTGGACTTCACGCACGTGCCGTGCGCGGTCGTCTACGCCCAGAGCGACGTCCTGGCGAGCCAGACCACGCGCACCGACGGCGGGCCAGGCATCGGCGGCACGGACCTGCGCACGCTCACCGTGGTCGTCGACGTCTTCCTGTTCGATCCGGACGCGGAGCCGGTCGACGTGAACAACCCGGACGCGGAAGACCTCAGCACCATGGAGCGCGTCGACGAGCAGCTCGTGCTCGTGGAGACCGCGATCAAGGCGCTCGGCATCGAGAGCCCAGCCGGCACGCTGGCCACGCAGTGGCGCGACCTGGCGGACGAGTGGACGGCGCCGGAGGTCGGGATGCGCACCACCGAGGACGGGCAGCGGCTCGTCGGCGGGCACCTCACGTTCACGATCAACTACCGCAACGCCGAGCGCGACCCCACGGAGGCGCCGTGACCCATGCCGACGCTCCTGCTCCGCGTGGAGGGCTACACGGTGCGCCACCAGTCCAGCCTGATCGCGAGCGACTGGCGGGACGGGGCCTCGATCCGGCGCTTCCGCGGCTTCGAGCCGCGCTGGGTGCGCATCTGGACCATCAAGGGGGCGATGCACGGCCGCGGCGACGTCCAGTTCCTCCTGCAGCAGATGCGCGCGGGCGGGATCGGCACTGCCGAGTTCGACTGGACGCCACCCCGCGAGCTCTCAGCGATCAAGGTCCAGACCTTCGGGAAGCTGGACGTCGACCTGGTCAACGCCGCAACGAACCGCATCGACGGGCTGCAGCTCGTCGAGTGCCTGACACCGGACACGTGAGCCAACGATGAAGACCAAACGCTACCAGCTCTGGGTCGAGGACGAGGCCACCGAGGGGACGCTCGAGGCCCCGGTGGTCGCGGATGCGCTCTACGCGATCGACGTGAAGGCCGAGCCGAACTACGACGAGATCGACCTGTCGCGCGTGGCGAACAGCCTGGACCGCGAGGCCACGCTGATCGGGCAGAAGCGGTGGAAGGTCGACTTCGGTCTCGACTTCAAGGGTGGCGGGAACAGCGGCGGAGTGCCCAACCTGCCCGAGTGCGACCGACTGCTCCGCATGGGCGGGATGAAGGTCGTCCAGTGCTACTACCTGACGGGGACCGCGATCACCGGGACCATCGCCCACGGCGAGACGTTCACCCAGGCCGTGAGCGGAGCGGCCGGCGTGGTGATCGGTTCCTACACAGGGACGCCGACGCGCTTCCACTACCTGATCACGAACGGCATCCAGGTCGTCGTCAGCCAGGTCATCACGTGCAGCGGTGGCGCGACGTTCGACCCGGGCGGCACGCCGGGCATCACCGCCCACGGCTACCGGTATCGCCCCGTCAGCGATCAGTGGTCCGTGGCCACGCGCGGCGCGTGGACCGGCACCGCGGTCGCCGGGGAGATCGTGATCGGCGCGACCAGCGGCGCGGTCGGGCTCCTGCTCGACCCGATGCCGCCGCAGGGCAGCGGCGGACAGGTCGCGATCGACGTGCTCCTCGGCACGTTCACCACGGAGACCATCACCGGCCAGACCAGCACGGCCACGTGCTCGCTGACCGGCGCGCTGCTCGGCACGCACAACTGCTCGGGCTCGATCGCGTGGCTGCTCGACGGCCAGGCGGTCTACATCCAGGGGGCCCGGTGCGACTGGAAGATCCCGATGGAGACCGGGAAGCCGCTGCGGATCGACTTCAGCGCGCAGGGGTTCCAGTCCACGGTGGTCACGCAGCAGCTCGGCAACGCGACCTACGTGACCACGCCGCCGCCGCGCTTCGTCTCGGCGAACTGGTCGCTCGACGGGAGGGGTTTCTACATCGGCAAGTGCGAGCTGGCCGGGGGCAACTCGCTCGGGCTGCGGCCGGATGCGAACAGCGCAGAGGGTGCGATCAGCTACCGGATCAGTGATCGCGACCTGACGATCACGATCGACCCCGAGAACGTGGTCCCCGCGGGCTACGACTTCCTGGCCAAGGCGGCGGCATCGACTCTGGTGTCCGCAAAGATGCGGTTCAACGCGACCGAGGCGCAGCTCCACAACATGGTGCTCGCGACCTACGCAGGGTCCGTGATCTGGATCGACATCCCGGCGATCCAATACGCGCCGCCGAAGTATGGCGACCGCGAGGGAACGGTCACGGCGGAGATCACCGGGCGCATCCGGCGCGGCAGCTCGGCCGGCGACGACGCGCTCTCCATCTACTTCCTCTGAGGAGCTGGCAGCAGTGGCAATCGGCATCACACCGGACGACGTGTTCCCATACATCCTCGCGCGCGAGCGCGTGCAGCCGGAGCCCAAGCCCCCGAAGGCGAACGGCGGGGAGGCGAAGGAGGCCTGGGACGCCAAGGTCGCGGCGTTCGAGGTCGTGCTCGCCGACTGGAAGGCCGACAAGGAGCGCGTCCTGGAGTTGATCGCCAAGGAGCGCGTGACCACCTGGAGCATGCGGTGCCTGTCGAGCCGCAACCAGAACCGGCTGATCCAGAACATCGACCAGAAGGACCCGGAGTGGCAGTTCCACGTTGCCCGCGTCGGACTGTCCGGATGGAAGAACCTGCGGGCCCGCGGAGTCGACGGCAAGCTGATCGAGTTCGCGGGCTCACCGGCCACGGTTCTCGGCATCGAGTGCCCGAACGCGCCGTCGATGGAGCTTCTCGACCGGGTTGGGCTCCGGGACGTCTCTGAGCTCGCCTCGGCGTTCCTGAACGCGCAGGTGACGGAGGAGGAGCTGGGAAACTCGTGATGGCCGCCGCCGCAGCGTGGGGCAAGCTCCAGGCCTCCTGCAAGGTCTGCCGGCGGTCTGACAGCGTGGAGCTGCGGAAGGCGTGGGGCTGCGATGCCGACGCGCCGGCGCCGATCTTCGAGGACGATTGCGTCCGGTGCGGCGGAAGCGATCCGGACTGCGGGCGGTGCGACGGCCACGGGACGGAGCGGGCGCTGCGCTGCCCGTTCGCCGTGGTGACGAACATCAGCGCGCGGATCATCGACTACGTGGGCGTGGTCGAGGCGGGCTTCCTGCCGGTCGAGGGCGGGTGGGAGGACCAGAGCGCGACGTTCACCCGGGCGGTGCGGTTCGCGGCGGGCAAGAAGGCCGAGTGGATGGCCGCGCACGCGGAGGGGGGCCGCTGACCGATGGCCGGCGACCAGAGAGCGCTTGAGATCCTGATCCGGGCCAAGGACCAGGCGTCGGCCGAGATGCGCAAGGTCAGCGAGAACGCGAAGCGGACGGGCGCCGAAGTCAAGAAGTCCATGGGCACCGACGTGCTCGGGTCCATCAAGGACTCGGTGAACGAACTCAAGGCGTTCGTGCGTGGGTTCTCGATCCTCCAGGCCGGGCGGCTTCTCTTCGGCCTCATCCAGGAGTGGCGCGAGGTGGCGGCCGAGACGGCGAAGGCCCGGCAGGAGTTGGAGACCTACCTCTCGTTCCGCGGACTGGAGGCGAACGACAGCCTCCGGGCGGTGCGGGACGAGCTTGAGAAGACGCTGGAGCTGACGCCCAAGGTGGCGACGCAGATGGTCGTCCTCGGCGACCAGTTCGGGCTCAGCGCGGAGCGGATTCGCAAGACCGCCGAGGAGGCGCAGTTCCTCGCCAAGGAGTTCCCCAACTTCGGAGGGGACGGGGTCAAGGCGTTCGAGGCGCTGGGCAAGGCCTCGGAGGGCTTCTTCGCGGATCTCCAGAAGGGCACTGAGCTCGTCATCCAGAACAGCGAGGACTTTGCCAAGCTCCGGCTCCACATCAGCGCGGTGACCACCGAGTACGGCGAACTCCACAAGATCTACGCCGAGCTGCAGGCCATCGGGACGCAGGCCGCAGCGACCCTCGGTGCGAGCCTGACCAGCGAGACCGCGGCTCGGGTGGCGAAGCTGACCGCGGATGCGCGAAGGCTGGAGGCGGCGATCCGACTGGCACGCAACACCAGCGCACTGGAAGGACTGAGCCCGGTCGCCGCGGAACGCGCCAAGGCCGAGGCGGAGGCCGCCAAGGAGATCGAGCGCCAGAACCGCGCGATCCAGGTGCAAGTCCCGCTGGTGGAGGAGATCGCGATCGACCGCTCCGACTTCGCGGCCGGCCTGCGCGAGGGCTTCGAGGAGTTCAAGCAGGGCGTCACGAACTTCCGGGAGCAGGGCCGGCAGACGGTGCTGTCGCTGCTCGGCGGCGTCTCGCAGCTCGGGCTGGCCTCCGTGGACACGCTGGTCACCCGGACCGCGTCCGCGCGCGACGCGCTGAAGCAGTTCGTGACCGACATGCTGCGGCTGCTCGCGCAGCTCGCGGCGCAGCTCGCGGCCAGCCGGCTGCTCGGGCTGTTGTTCAACGCAGTGGGCGGCGCGGCCGCGCCGAACGGCTTCCAGCAGGGGCTCCAGAACGCAGGAGTGAACGGCGGCATCGGGCAACCCCTCGCCATGGGCGCAGGCATCGGCACAGGTCCGAACGGCGGTGGTGCCGGTGGCGGCACCACGAACATCATCTTCAACGTCGTCGACATGGCCGGAGCCGACGAGTTCCTGGTCCGCCACAGGAACACCATCATCCAGATCGTGGCCGGGGCGGCCGGATCGAACCGCGACTTCCGCGTCGCCATGCAGGTGCGCTGATGGCGCCGGCCAGTATCTGCAAGGTGTTCCTCGGAGCCGGCGGCGGCGTCACGACCGTGACCACGATGGGCGGCATCGGCGTGAACAACTACACGGCGGTGCTCGATGTGCCCGCGGGGCAGTTCGTCACGGGGCACAACTACGCCTTCGTGCTGACCG